TAGCTCATATTAGGGAATCTGGAACTGGCCATTTTGTTGCTCCGTTGCGTTACTGTTTCAATAGTATAACTTCGGCTAGCCAAAGCGTCAAGCGTGTTGTTTATTCACAACATCCATCATGCCTAGCCGCCTTGCAGGTCCGGTGAATAGTTCTTCATCGTCTAACATCAGTTCCTCTGCCACACGACCAAACACCTCCACCGGAGTATCCAGCAAGACACGGTGTTGAACCCGCCCACCATACTTGACACGGCTGCTCTGGACTACACCTGTGATAGTGTAGGCACCCAAGTATACACCAGCCACTCGCTCGCCTTCCTTGTTCCAGCTCATAGTCAACCCCTCAGAGTATTCATCAAACGGTTGTGGATCGCATCCATCTCGCTCTGCTCCACATAGAAGTCAGTGAGCGGATCGTAGTACTGTCCTTCTTTGCTGTCGTAGTACAAGACACGACCACTGAAGTTGAACGGGCCTTCTAGTCCAGCTCGCGGACCGAATCGATTTCGCATGTCGTCCATTTGGTGCCGATCTGCCAGTACCGTGTATCCCATCGTGCCGCCCTCCCGTTGTGTTTCGCAGTTCAAGTAGTATACTGCTCAGTGGGATCTCTGTCAACCGTTGCAAAGATCCCACATCTGGCACTTCAGTCCATACGCGAGCCGGCGAACGCATCGTAGCCCGCCGCACGGAACACGTCAGCGTAGACCTCAGCGGCCTCCTCCTTTACGTCCATGTTCTGCGTCCCATGTCCGCTGGGGTTCCACAGCTGAACCGTGTTCTTGTAGCCGTAGGCCTTGCGGAACCCCAACTTGGCGAACTCTTTGCCCACTTTGGTGCTCAGCTTCACGCCGCTGATGTTGACCCAAGCAAAACCGCAGGGCCAGGCTTGTCCGTATTTTGCATCAAGTTCGGCGGCTTTGGCAGCGGCACGAGCAGTGGCGACAGCGTGGAGCTGGGGAATGTTAGCGATTGCAGTCATTGCGTTCTCCTAAACAGCGTTTCAGTTCAAGTATTATATGATAGCTGCCACAGCCCGTCAATCCTGTGGCAGCAGAACCACATCACATGGTGTGGTAGCGTTCCATGCTGGGATCCAAGCAGGTCCCGCGATCACCGCGTCGGATCTTAATGTCCTCACCAGTCAGCAGGTGCTTGACGGTGACCTTATAGTCGCAGTTATGTCGCAGGATCTGCTGTAGTTCTTCCTTCTGCTTACGCTTGGGCAAGTCCTTCAGCATACTGACAACGAAGCTGGACAGGTAGCCTGCGGCATAGGCAGTGCCCTCGTCCTCTACCAACTGTTTGAGTGCGTCTGCCATCACTCGCTGATTTTCTGTAGTCCACATAGTTCAATCTCCGTCTAGTGCTTCAGTCTCAGTAGTATACAGTGGGTCGGTGGGACTGTCAACCGTTGCTACAGTCCCACACCTGGCACTTCAGCAGTCTGGGTCGTAGTCTGCCCATTCCTGCGACTCACTGACAGGATCAATCTCTTCCAGACTGTCCTCAAAGTCCCGCCCTGCCGCAATCCAGTCCTCCTCATCGTCGTACTCTTCGTCCAGGATGCCATTGATCCGCAGCATGTCAGCGACTTCGTCTTCGCTCATGTACTTGACAGCCATAGTAACGACGTCCCGCGCATCGAGCAGTCCGCTGTCGATCAGTTCGAGCAGGTAGTTGGTTTGCTGGCGTGTCATAGCGTAGTCCTTTATGCGTTACTGTTTCAATAGTATAGCGAACTTGGCCCAAACTGTCAAGTGTGGCAATTATACCACACCCGGCACTTCAATAGTCGCCGATGTCGAACCGGTCCTCATAACTGGCATCCAAATAGGAGTCCTCAGAGGGATCACAGCCCGTCACGTACTCGTAGCCGTCATCACTCTCGTAGTCGTCCATGCCGTCGTATAGTGTATTGAACGCACGAGGATCAATCAGCGACTCCTCAATGTTCAGTATACGAGCGATCTCTGCAGGGGTGAATCCCTCTTCAAGCAGGTCTTGTACGTCCATATGCAGGTTTGACATTGCACTCATCGCTCTCTCCCGTGTAGTGTATTGCTCAGTTCATGTATTATACTGCTCAGTGGGATCCCTGTCAATTGTGGCAAGAACCCCACACTCGGCACTCTAAAATACGGATCCTTTAAACTGCTCGTAGTCGTAGAAGGCCACTAACCGTCCCCCTTTGAGATACACTGTGATGCCGCCCAACTCCTCTACAGTGTCCCAGTCCTTAAACTGGCTCTCAAAGCGATCTGCCAGTTCGTCCATTAGGTCGTCGCCTGTGGCTTCCCAACTGGCTACTGCCTCAGCTTCCCAGTCGTGTGTATAGACGGCACTGTTAATCTGCTGGCTCTGTGCTAGACTAAGTGTGTACATCTTGTGCTCTCGTTTAGTGCTTCAGTCTCAATAGTATACAGCTCACTGCCCAAAAGGTCAACTCAAAAGATCGTTGTGGCATTTTGGCTACAGTGGCAGATTCGCCACAGACGGGATTCCGCTTGACAGATTGGGCAAAAGATGCTAGTGCCGCGAAGTTGTCATGAATCGTAGTATAGTTATGAATCGTGTAACTATCATGATTCGTAGTACTATACTGATTCGTAGTATAGTCATGATCTTCAGTATAGTCATAGTCTTCAGTACTATACTAGTCTTCAGTACTATACTAGTCTACAGTATAATACTACTGTACAGTATAGTTATGAGTTACAGTATGGATTTGGCCTGCCCGGGAGGGATCGAACCTCCGACCCACAGCTTAGAAGGCTGTTGCTCTATCCACTGAGCTACGGGCAGATATTTGGTGGGCCCCCGGAGAGTCGAACTCCGCACCAATGGATTATGAGTCCACTGCTCTAACCAACATGAGCTAGAGGCCCTAAACTTGCTAGTGTGTATACTATATACTACGCTTACTACTCACTGTAGATACAGTATAGTTTCATACTGCTTGTGTGTCAATCACTGTGTATAATAGACCGATTTAGTGGCGTTTCTGCCACAAGTTGGTGGTTTTTGGAACCAGTCTAAACAAGTGTGATATCCACAGAGTTATCCACAACTTGGGATCAGAATGTGGCACCGTCTGATGCCTAGATCTAAATAAGAATTATTCGCAGGCCGGTTTGGAGACAGGCTAAGCTCAAATACTCCCACAAGATTCCACACCATTCTACACAGTTTCACACCCTTTTACACTTCTTCACACTCATCGTTCACACACTTCTACACCCTGTGCTATACTCTGGTCTAGAAGTGTCCGCCTATACCGTGTTCTCTACTGCGTGTGCATGTGTAGATCTTCTAAATCCCCAGTGACCCCTACAGCGGGGTATTGCTATACACAGTGATCTAGGTACTAATTCTTAGACCACTCTAGCGGGGTATTTTGATCTCAGGAATACTGCTTACGGCAGTTGATCTTAGGATGATTGATATTGCTTAAATGGTCTATGAACCAATCGTAGTCCAATCCCAAATGGTATTTGTTCACTATGTGATCAAAGTTCTGTCGACTCTGTAGATGCCAGGGCCAGTATTTGCGATTGTAGTTTGTCAGTATCACATCACCCATGGCACTATCTTGACTGATGTGATGATGGGATTTTTTGCTCACCGGCATGATGCACATGAACTCAATTAGATCTGGACGGCTATCTGCCAGACTATAACTACGGAAAATACTACAGGGACTCAGGTCCCATTTGTCAGCACTATCACCGCTTTGACGCCCTTCTCTGGCTCGCTGTCTAATATGATTAAAGTCAAGGTCAAAGCGTTGTTTAGGTTTTCCGGTCAGTAGGTCTTCCCAGTTACTAAAACCCACCTCGCCCGTAATCACACAGCTCAAAGGATGTCTAGGGTCTCCGTGATAGAGTTCTTGTAGTACAGGTAAATTGATATTTTTAAAGTAGGCCTTTCGGCATTCACCGTATAGATCCTCACTGGTAGGCCTAAAGTGGTGAGGCAGTCCTGGTGTTTTAGGCTGCCAGTCCCGCATTGTTGTCTTTTTCATTGCTGTCGCTCCTTTGCCATGTGTGTATGTATGTGTGTATAATTGTACAATCCCTAGCTTAGATGGTCAATCTGCCCATGTGGCACATAGACTACTTGACCTGTATGGTCTTGCTGGCAGGATTCAGTGAGGTATTGGCTAGCCAGTTCCAGTGATTGATCTGAACCGGTGTCAGTCCAATATGACTGCGTGGTATAAAGTATCTGCTGTCATCGTCTAGTAGAGTCATCTGTTCCACTAGGTTGCTGTACACACTGTCTACCAGGATTGCTACATCGGCCGCTTCTATCACGCTCAGCCAATCCCAAACACTGTCACTGACCGCCGTGATCTCTACTATCTGCATGCCTGCGGGGATTATGCTTTGATCAAAGTCTGCACGATGATCACTGCCCTCTAGATGTACTATACAGAACGGGTCATTGGGATTGGGCAACTGCTGTCTAACCGCCGTTAACAACTGCTGTTCTCTGTCCCGCTGTCTGGTAACGCAGTCAGCCAGACGCCATTTGTTACGGAATGGCACGCCCGCACGTATATACTTGTACTGATCAAATTTGGTATGCTGGAACCATGCGGCCTCGTGATAGTTCTGTCCGGTCAGAGCCTGGTATAGCGGCATGATCTCATCACAGCCCAACTGTGTCAGTATCTGTTGGGGTTGTTGCAGAAAGAAGCTGCCCTGATCTGTGGTCACTGGATGCCAGGTGACCCAGGGCACGGTCTGTTCAAAGTGACTGACGAATTCTCTGCAGATGGGCCAGTGGATTTGGTATCCTTCTTGGTGATAATAATGTGCTATGGGCAGGGCGATCACTATGTCGCCCAGTCCTCTACTCTGTACAATGCCTAGTTTTTTATTTTGGGTCATCAGCTTTATTCCTATAAATATCATTAAGTATATACATTATTTACGCACCCTGTCTAGAGTCAGATAAAAAACCAAACCCTCATGTCCGGACAATTCTTATCCATAGTCAACCTCATAGACCCTCTACTGGTTGAAGCCATAGAGTGGACCGGTCAACCCGAGCTCTATGATCAACAGCTGGCTCAACTGGTCACCGGCACTAATCAGCTGATCTTGAATCCTTGGCGAGATCAATCGGACCTGCAGCTACATCACCTAATTGAACATGTGCCTGATACCGGTGGCGATCACTGTGTGGTTTGGTCCAACAGCCAGGGTCAGTGGATAGCCAAACTGTTTCCTCCCGGGTGGCGACCTGATGCGGGTTACTATCAGGTCACCGTTACCAGACCTCAGCTGATTTGGCGACGCAATCCTGATCTAGATCGATCCATTACCTATGAGGGACCTCAGATCTATGGCCATTATCAACCTCCGGCCTGGGACTATCAATATCAACTGGTTTGGTATTTAGACTGGCGTGTGGTACCCGGTGGTGAGGATCGCATATGGGCCTTTAGCTGTCAACCTATGGGTCGCACAGTACAAGGAGTCAAGGACATGGGTGAGGTTACACCTCACCTTGACATTGAACTGAACCCGGACGCTCCTGCCATTACCGTAGATTTGGATCAATGCTTTCCGGCCTACTGGGACATGGACTGTGACTGTGCCTGGGCACTGGATCCAGCACACACTGAGGATCTGGCCGAACCCCTGTGGTTGGTCAGGTTCTCACCCGCTTATCGCAAGCCCAAAGACTGGCAGTGGTATGGCACCATTACTCCCCAGCACGACGTTGTCTACAATAGTGATCTGCCTGAACTCTGCTATGATCTGGACTATGTAATACCCTGGTACGACCTAGAGTACGAACACGTATGGATGTTGGATTCACGCTGCACCAATGACCAGAACCCTGACATTTGGGCCGTACGAGTACGTGTGGTCGATCGGGTGGCGGGGCAAAAGGTCATGGGCATGATCACACCCAGCATATTTGGTCAGCTGGATGTGTTTTTTATCAGCTGTGGAGAACCCACTGCCGATCTACATTGGGCTCGTGTGCTAGAACGAGCACCACATGCCCAACGCATAGACGGTGTGGTGGGTATCTACGCCGCACACTGCCGAGCCGCTGAACTGGCCACCACCGACATGTTTTGGGTGGTAGATGCCGATGCCTGGCTGCTAGATGCCTGGCGTTTTGACTATCAACCCTCTATCTGGGACCGACACTGCGCTCACATATGGCACAGTCGCAATGCTCTAAATGATCTAGAGTATGGCTATGGTGGAGTCAAACTGCTGCCTACACAACTGCTCAAAGACTCTTGGATGTGGGCCGGGCTGGACATGACCACCGAACTGTTCAAAGATCTCAGAGTCATATCTGTGGTCAGCAACGAAACACGCTACAACACGGATGAGTTCAGTACCTGGCGCAGTGCTTTTAGAGAGTGTGTCAAGCTGACCATTCGACTGCACAACAATCCCAGCGACTGGCGCACCCGAGATCTGCTCAAAGCCTGGCAAGATAGAGATTACAACAGACCCTACTCATCCGAGGCCATTAGAGCCGCACTAGAAGCTGAACAGTGGGTTAATGACATCTATGAGCAGGACGGCCCGCTTGATCAACTGCTGTACATCAACGACCGAGAGTGGCTGCGTAGTCAATACTACGAACAGGCCTAGACTAGACAAAATACAACTTAATCAACTAGGATATGCATGGATCATAATCAAATTTTTACAGAAACACAACAGCGACTAGACAAGGTCAGTCCCAGCATGTGTGTGGCCAAATGGCAACAGGTCAGTCTGTTGTTGGGCACCGGACAGACACACAGTTGTCATCACCCCAGTCCTCACAAGATCTCAGTGGACGAGATCAAAATCAATGTCAGTGCTCTGCACAACAGCAACTACAAAAAACAGCAGCGAAGGCAGATGCTAGAGGGCTCAAGGCCTGAAGAGTGTGACTACTGCTGGCGTGCCGAAGACGCCGATCGTGGCTCAAACAGCGGTCCGGTGTTCAGCGATCGCATAACCAAAAGTGCCGAGCCCTGGGCCGCACCCTATCTAGATCACATTGTTAAAAGCCCCTGGGACACAGATGCGGTGCCTAGCTATCTGGAAGTCAGTTTTGACACGGCCTGCAACTTTAAATGTGCCTACTGTAGTCCTGCGGTCAGCAGCACCTGGAGACAGGAAATAGAACAGCATGGCCCCTATCAACTGCAGGATCTGCCCTTGCATAGTCTAGACTATCTCAAACAACAGGACATATTGCCCTTGCCCATAACCAAACCTAATCCCTATGTGGAAGCCTTTTGGTCCTGGTGGCCTGATGTGGTCAAAGAGCTCAAGGTCTTTAGAATCACAGGTGGGGAACCCTTGATGAGCAAACAGTTGTTTCGAGTATTAGACTACCTGATAGATCATCCACAGCCTCAGATGGAATTCAACATCAACAGCAACCTAGACGTGCCCCCACAGTTGATCAACAAATTTATCAAAAAAATGCAGATCATACAGGACAAAGGAGCCGTTAAAATCTTCAAGGTCTATACCAGTAACGAAGCACATGGAGCCCAAGCCGAATACATTAGATTTGGGCTGAATTATGATCGCTGGCTGGCCAACTGCCACAGGGTCTTGGCCGAAATACCACACAGTCATCTCTCGGTCATGGCGGCCTACAACATTATGAGTCTGCCCAGTTTTCATTTGCTGATGGATGACATCCTGGACATGAAACGACAGTATACTCAACAGCCCATACGCAAAAACCCAGTGACTCTGGATGTGCCCTACATACGTTGGCCAGAGTTTTTGGCCGCCTGGGTGGCCGACACCAAATATCTGCCCATGTTAGAGCAGGTGGTCACACATGCCTATAGAAATCTGCATCAGCTGAATTGGCCTCCCTTATGTGGCAAAGGCTTCTTTGACTTTGAAATAAATAGGATCGAACGGCTATATTATACTGTAACGGATGAAATGATGCGTACACATGCTAAATTTGGACGAATTGGGCCCTTGAGAGCACAGTTTGCTGAATATATCACCGAATACGATCTACGACGAGGTACTGACTTTAAAGAGACCTTTCCACAGTTGGCTGACTTTTATCAAGAGTGTAAAATGTATACCGTGAGATGGCAAACACAGGGGCCTTTCTAATATGAGTGAACATCTAATAAAGTGGCGTGATCAACACCTGAACTCCATCAGTCCCAGTTTCTGTGCGGCCAAGTGGTTGAACGCCAGCATACATCTAGGCAGTGGACACACCATGAGCTGTCATTTGCCCTTGCCGCATCCCATTGATCCCCAACAGATCTTGACTAACCCCAGTGCCATACACAACACCGATCACAAAAAGCAGATGCGTAAGATGATGTTGAATGGAGATAAGCCTGCAGAGTGCAGCTATTGTTGGAAGATCGAAGGAATAGGTCGTAACAATCCCAGTGACAGAATCTACAAAAGTGAAATCTATCAAGAAGAAGACATCAGGCGACTCAAAGACCTGCCCTGGGATGCTGACATTGATCTAAAGACACTAGAAATCAGTTTCGACCGCCAATGCAATTTTGCCTGTAGCTACTGCAATGCAGGCTACAGTTCTACCTGGGCACAGGATTTGGAAAAACACGGAGCCTATCAAAACTTTTCATCCCCGGGCGGTGGAGGCGGAGCCTATCAGTCAGATGGCAGTTGGACCGAACTGAATGGTCGCCATATGGAAAATAATCCCTATGTAGATGCTTTCTTTGCCTGGTGGCCTAAATTATCTAAGACCCTAGATGAAATTAGAATCACCGGAGGTGAGGCCACCGTCAGTCAGAACTTTTGGAGGTTTGTGGATATCCTACATCAGAGCGACAGCAGGAACTTAAGATTTGCCGTTAATTCCAATCTAGGGCTCAGTGAAAAAGCCTTGGAAAAATTGATCGGCATAACTCACACATTACCTATTAGAGAGTTTGATCTCTATACCAGTAATGAAAGTTTCGGAGCACATGCTGAATATATTAGAGATGGATTGAACTACCAGCAATGGCGACACAATCTGTCAACCTTTATAGAAAATGCTCAGTTTCGAGCCTTGACCATAATGATGACCATCAACAGTCTATGCCTGTTCAGTATCACAGAGTTTTTAGATGATGTCATTGAATTAAAAAGTCGATATGGTCACCACAGGCCTAACCTGTCATTGAACATGCTGCGTTGGCCCAGCTTCATGAGTCCGCTTGCACTACCAGATGATGTTAAGATGCAGTTGCATGCCAAATTAAAAGTGTGGTACGACAAGAACAAAGACTCTCGCCTGTTTCTTGACGGGGAAATGGCACAGATCCAAAGACTGCTGGACTACATTGAAGTGTTAGACAAAGGCCATGTCTACATGCCTGATGACAAGAAACTGTTGCTGGTTGACTTCAAGAGTTTTTTCACACAATACGATCAGCGAAGAGGCAAAAACATTTTAGAAACTTTCCCAGAGATTGCTCCTTGGTACAGTGCCATCGAGGTACCTAAAGTTTTTGATATCATGCCCTTGCACAAAGAAGGAATAAGACACTATGAGACCGGAATCTACCAACCTTAATTTAGCAGTCTGTTTGTACGGCACCTCAAATACTAATTTGTCTGCTCTCCGACAGCACTGTTGCAACCAAATGAGTGATTATAATATTGAGTTTTTTGAACACATAGATGAAAACGATTTGTATATAAATCTTTGGAAAAGCTGTTTTAAAAAAAGACAACATGAATTAGAGATTAAAAAAGATTTTGATACCTGTGTGGCAATAGATCTATCTGATGATACACTGTCTCTGTTTTCTCAACATTCAAATTTGTTGCCAAAATTAGATCTTTATACCTCTAACAAATTATATTATGTCAGAGGGCGATATACTGGAGGTCGCGGAGTTACTGAAGTTTCACCTCAGATATTTTTTTCAAACTCACTTACATTTGATTGTGCCTGTAATTTTGGAATCGAGTACAAGTATCTGTCACCAGTAAGAAAAAAAGGAACCCTTGACGACAAGGGGTTTTATTATTTTTTAAAAAGTTTAAAAATAAAAACAGAGTGTACTCATTTTGGTGATCTTAAATTGTTTGAGGTAATATGATGAAAATAGCAGTGTGTCTAAGTGGTCAGCCTAGAACCATAGATGTTGCCGCTCCTAATATTTTGCATTATTTTTCAGGAGAATACCAATGTGACTACTTTTGTCATGTTTGGGATTATAATACCTATAAGAGAAGAACATTATTTCCTGTCCCTGGAGAACAACCTGTATATTGGGAAGGAGATACTCCTGTTGATGTCGGTTGGTTGAATGACAAGGTTAATCTGTTTAATCCAAAAAAATATATTATTGATTCTGCGCAGGCCATCGGTGCTGGATTCTCGTGGGCGTCTTTAACTTATTCAATGATGATGGCCAATCACTTGAAGAAACAATATGAAATTGAAAATAATTTCAGATACGATTTAGTTGTTAAAAGTAGATATGATTTAATATTTGATCTAACACAAGATTTTACCCAAACAGCAAGACATCATCTAATCAATCAACATCGATATCTTGATATCGTTTGTTTGCACTCGGGCAGAATGTCAGTTGAATTCAACAGAGTAAATGCTTCCGATACATTTCTGTACGGCTCTTCAACAGCGATGGATTTACTTTCAGATCTATATAGAAAAATACAAAAGCACGAGGTCAGACAAGATGACTATGATCTTATAGGTCCAGGCGGAAACATGTCAGACTTTGCTGAAGAAAGCAATTTTAGAATACTCAATAATCATATTTTAACAACAGTTTTCAGGCCCGAAGTCTCTAATATAGATCCTTTAACAGCAGACGGATATCGACAGATATCTGATTATTCCAATACTTTTTATAAATTATGACTAAATTTTTTTATGCAGTAGGTGATTCATTCGTATGGGGACATGAATTACATCCAGACGGTCCTGAAGCAGACAACTCATCTGTGGCTAAATTTGAATTTAGTCCCTATAAAAGAAAGCATTGTTACACCGGAATTATAGCCGACCAGTTGTCAGTCGAATCTTATGCTAATAGTAGTTGTCCAGGCGGTTCAAATGAACGTTCCTATAGGATGCTGATTAATGATTTGTCTTCTGCATTGACAATTTACAAACCTGAAGAGATTTTTGTTAATATAGGTTTGACTCACGTTGCTCGTAGAGAATTTTGTTTCAATGAGATAGGGGATTACTATATTCATTTAAATTCGTTTGAACCCAATGATATGATGCCAGGTCACCATACTTTGTGGAAAACTCTTGTAAATCATTTTAGTTTTGATTACGGGCATTTTACATTTGATATGATGATGGTGTTAGGAATGCAGAATTTTTTAAGAACGAATAAAATTCCCTATCTAATAACTGCTTCCTTATCAATAGAATTTTATCGAAAACTCCAAGTTATAACCCACGAACTTTCCAATCAAATAGTTAAAAATCGTTACTACGTACAACCATCTTTTTTTGATTTTGCTAAAAAAAATAATTACAAAATAGGTCCCCTTATGCACCCTTTAGAAGAAGGACATGCTGCCTGGGCTGCACATTTGTTAACTCATATAAATGAAAACAATTTGTTAAATAATTTTGATTTATGATAAAATTTTTTTATACGGTCGGTGATTCATTCGTATGGGGGCATGAATTACATCCAGACGGCCCTGAATTTGATACTGTCGAAGGAACTCTTTTTTCGTTTACTCCTTATAAAAGGAAACACTGTTATACAGGGATTATGGCTGATCAGTTAGGAATAAACTACTATCAAAATTCCGGATTGCCTGAGGGGTCGAATGAACGTTCCTATAGGATGCTGATTAATAATTTGTCTAAAGCGTTGGTAATCTTTAAACCTGAAGAGATTTTTGTTAATATAGGGTTGACTCACCTTGCTCGTAGAGAATTTTGTTCCTCTGATCTTGGATCTTACTATGCTTATCTAGCTTCTACTGCACCAGGTGTTGAAAATTATCCTATTGGTCATCAGAATGATCGCGGGGATCATACCCTTAATGTAATGATAGTGTTAAAAATGCAGAATTTTTTAAGAACTAAAAAAATTCCATATTTAATAACTACGTCAATGAAAATGGAAACGGGTGTGATAAAACCTGAATTATTGGCACAAATAATAAAAAATCGATATTATGTAGTTCCAAGTTTTGCCCAATTTGTCAAAGAAAATAATTACAAAATAGGTCCCCTTATGCACCCTTTAGAAGAAGGACATGCTGCCTGGGCTGATCGTTTATTAAAATATATAGCAATTTTTGATTTATTAGGTAATTCAGACTTATGAAAATAGCGGTTTTAATAGCAGGGGAGTATAGAGAATTTGCTATAGCTCACAAGTTTTGGTCGTTTTTAAAATGGAATAATGTTGATTGCTATTTTTCTACCTGGAATACAAGCAAATTCTTGCCAATGGAAGGCGGGTCCATTACAGAAAATATAACAGAAGATAGCATACGCAAGTTTATTAATCCAATAGCTATAGATATTGCCGATCTAAATGATCCTCCATATAGTCAAATATGTTATCAAGGGTATTTGATTAATCGCTGGAAGTCTGCAATATCTCTCATGAATAATTCAGGGATTCAGTATGATCGAGTAATATTATTCAGACCAGATCTAGCATTAGATTATTATGAAGATTTTTTTAAAGATTTCATTTTCAATATTCCTAATGATAGCCACGATACTTTGTACGCTATATGTGGCGGATACTTAGATAATCCGTTTCCGCTAGATAAATTTCGTAAAATGAGCGATATGCTCTATCTAGGTACGCAAGAAAGCATTACAAAACTTTTAGATATACCGATGGATATTTTTAATACCGGTGAAATGGTTGACACACATCAATATCTAGCAGAACAATTTCTAATTTTATACAATAAAATTATGAATTTACCTTTACAATGGGCTATTGTAAGAAGTAACTGCAGAAATTTATCGGATATTGATTTTAGTTCAGTTAGAATAAAAGCAAAAGAATGGTGGGAGAAGAGATTTAAAGTATTTGCTGGTATGGGATTTAACCATTGGGGTGAAGCAGTGGCCCATCTTAGCCCAATTCCGTTCGATCGCGTTAAATCTCCTGAAAATTTAATTAATTACAATCTATGGAACAAATATGATTTTGATTTATTTCCTGAAAGGAATAGCAGTCATTTTTGGAAAACCCCTGACGATCTTCATACATATGAAAGAACAAAGGAGGATAGAGGAACAAAATTCATAACATACGGCGAGTATGATATTACCTATGCTTACAATTCTTACGGTTTTAGAGTAACTAGTTCAGACCCTAGAGAATTTGAGGAAGCACATGATTATCCAACAATTTTAGTCAGTGGTTGTTCATTTACTGAAGGTATAGGACTTCCTGCAGAACATTTATGGCATACATTTCTTAAACAACGAATTATTATAAAAACTAATAACGGTCCCATAGCCGTATTCAATGTAGGTAAAGGGGGGATCAGTGCTAATTCTGCTATTAGAAATGTATATGTTTCTATAGAGCATAAAGGTGCTAGACCAGATATGGTTTATGTCTTACTACCTCCTGTCACTAGAAAAGAATTGGTGTTTACAGACACTGCCGGGAAAGGAATCGTTACAAATTTTTTGCCAGGTAATCCATTGACAGGGATGTTTTATGATAATACCCTTGATTTTATGCAGAAGAATTTAGATTTACGTCAGTCCTATCATGAATACTACCAAATTCTTCTTTTTATAAAATACTATTTAAAATCTAAAAATATACCTTTCTTTTTTAGTTGTTGGAACGGAGATTTCATGCAGAGAAATAACCCTCGACTAATTGATTACCCACCTGAACTAGAAGTTAACTATATTCCTGTTATGATGAATTGCATCGAAGAATTTATTGATCCAGCTTACAAAGTTCATAAACAGAACAAAGCTAGAGATTGTCTACATCCTGGTCCAAATTCACATTTTGAATTTGCTTCAATTGTTTTTGATAAATTGTTGACACGTCAAGAATTCTTAAATGTTTTAGAAAAGTGGAAATATCATGGCAGATAAAAAATTAATGGTAGTATGCGGGGACAGCTTTAATTATGGTATCGGCTGTACTAATCTGCATACAAAACCATATGGTGTGCTGACCTCTCATCATTTTGATTGGGACCTAGTTAGATTAGCAAGGGGAAGTGCTAGCAATTTTACTGTTCACCTGCAGGGAGCTTATGCAGCCAAGATGACTCCTAAACCTCATCTAGTAATTTTAGGTACAACATCCTTTGATAGAGTAGAATGGATTACTACTGGTAAAACAGTAAATTCAAACATACCATTAACTGCCTTAGATATTAACTATCATCAATATCCTCCGCATAATTGGGCACAACCTCATCATGATTCTCCAATGGATTTTTATTTTAAAGATAATCCAAAATACAACCCTAGGATGTTGAGTGAACAAGTTTTGGCTCTAACTGATTTTTTAAAAATAGAAAAATCAAAACAACCTAATCATTATACAAGGATGCTTACTGAAGGATCAGAAAAAATACAGCTTATAGAAGACTACTATTTTGATATTTTTGATCCACGGATCAAACAAGATTACGACCGTGGTGTCATACTAAGGGCATATAGTATGCTTAAAAAACAAGGAATAAATTGTATTATATTTTCAGTAGATGTAATGTTTAAAGATTTAGTTGACGATCCTAGAGATTATTGTAGGCAAGATTGGCATAGATGCTGCCAGTTGTGGCCAGACACAATTGGGTCATTTCATACAGGGGATGACGGGCATCAAGACACAGCAGATCGATTAATAGAACACATTAAAATAAATGGATTTATTTAAAATGACTACAGACAAGAAACTAATGATAGTATGTGGCGATAGTTTTAACTATGGTATTGGCTGTACCAATCTGCATACAAAGCCGTATGGTGTGTTAACTTCTCAACATTTTGATTGGGATCTAGTTAGATTAGCGAGAGGGAGTGCTAGTAATTTCACAATATACCTTCAAGGTGCTTATGCGGCCAAGATGACTCCTAAACCTCACCTAGTGATTTTAGGTACAACATCATTTGATAGAGTGGAATGGATTGCTACAGGCAAAGATCAAGATCCAAATATACCTTTAACTGCATTAGATATCAATTATCATTTATATCCTCCGCACTATCACACTCCGCCTTTGCATGATGCTCCAATGGATTTCTATTTTAAGGATAACCCAAATTACTCTCCTAAGGTATTAAGTGAGCAAGTAATAGCGTTTTCTGAATATTTAAAGTTAGCCAAAGCCAATAATAAAAATGATTACTACAAACGACTACATACAGAATCTGTAGAAAAAGTAGAGTTGATGGAACGCTATTATTTTGATATATTTGATTCTAGCATTAAACGAGAATATGATCGAGGTGTTATATTAATGGCTTATAAGATGATCAAGAAACAGGGAATAAACTGCATTATATTTTCATCAGATACTGATTATAGTAATTTAGTTGATGAACCTAGGGATTATTGCAATCAAGATTGGGGTCGTTGCACACGTCTGTGGCCAGACACGGTTAATAGTATGCATACCGGTGATGGCGGCCACCAAGATACGGCTGATCGATTAATTGAGCATATTAAATTAAACGGATTCGTATAAATGTCTATATTGGAGAAGATTAGATTTTACATCGTAGAACGGTTGTTTGGCAAACTTACTAGACAGATAAGATATCGTAAACGATTGAAACAGATTAAAACCAAAGAGCCTTACATATACAAATGATACAATGAAAAAATTGGCTTTACTTGTTGGTGGTGAATATCGAACCTTCTCTCAAAAATTCCCTACGTGGAAATTTTTAGATCAATTTGATTATGACATATTCATGAGTACCTGGAATTCGTCCACTTTAAATGGAGATAGAAACGGCATAGACGATATTGATCCAAAAAAATCAATCACTGAATCGTATATACTATCAACCGTAGGCAAAACACCGAAATATTTAAATTTAGAGCAAGAGATTGATTTTGAACACAGAGGGAATAAGCAAATCTATCATTGGCAAAAGATATTGATCAAATTGATTAATTTACAACATGAATACGACTGTGCTATAATTACAAGACCAGACATAGAAATTCCAGATATAGATAGTTTCAATAGGCGTATCAACTCAATTGATCTTTCCAAGATTTATGGAGCAAGTCCGATAAATGTAACAGGTCCGCCACTGCCGTTTGTTGTGACAGTAAATGATATATTTTTTATGTCTACACCTAAAAAATTAATTGATACATTATTACCTGTTCCATATATGAAAATAAAAAGTCATACAGAAATAATGGCAGGCAGAGGTGATAATTTTCACACACATTTAGCACATTATTTTGTTCTCAACAACATCTATGTTTATCAAATGCCAGGTGGCATTTTTGTACCTAAAACCTAAAGGAAAAAAAAATGACTAACGAAGAAATTGAAAATGTATGCATATCATTTATTACAGCAGGTTATCAAAAAACAAATAAAGACGCATTTTTTTCTTTTTTTGATCAATATTACGATTCTAATATAGAGTATTATGATTGGGAAAATCGTATTATAGTAGGAAAAGATACGTTGAAAAGTTTTTATCAAGAACAATTAAGCCCTTTTAATTCAATAGAACGAAATGTTATCTCAGTTGCAGTAGATCAATATAAGATATTTCTTGAAATTGAGAACTTTTTTAACGGTTCTACATTTGATTCTCAAAAAATTCTTCATGTGTTATCATTAAATGATAACGAAAAAATTACAAGAATAGAAACTTATTTGCTTGGCCAAGTTCCTGAGGATGTGCTTTGGCAAAAAAAACTAGCTGAATTTCGTAAAAGAGATCCTTTTATCTATCCCTAATTAACATGAATCGAGATGCGTTCAGTAGCGGTCAAATAGGCAGCAAGATTTGGCTCTGCGAAGAATTAGAAAATCTATTTGATAAAATAGATACTATATGGATTTACGGAGGCTGGTACGGAATCGCTGCATTCTTATTGCGAGCTAGAAACAATATTCAGATAAACAAAATACGCAGCATAGATATTGATCCTGCCTGCGAACCGAAGGCTGATGTAATTAATGAAAATTGGAAATGGCAGGACTGGCAATTCAAAGCAGTTACCGCAGACTGTAATAGCATTATTCCGACAAACGTCGATCTGATAATTAATACCAGCACTGAACATTTTGAAGATCTTACATGGTGGACGAATATTCCTAAAGGAACAATGGTCGCTTTACAGGGAAATAACATGCCTCATGAAGATCATCATACAAATACTAAAAACTTGAACGATTTCATATCTTTATTTCCGCTTAGTGAGATTTTTTACTCTGGCCAAAAAGAATTCATTTATCCGTCTTGGGGATTTACTAGATTTATGTTAATTGGAACCAAATGACGAGGATGATGGATCAGATGGAAAATATTCTGGAGCATTTTTAAAATACCAGGCTCTTATTGAATCAGTTAAAAAACTTCTTCCTAGATATTTTTCACAATAAACTAGTCCTTCCGCTAATAACAGTAGTAGTTTATGAATCTCATCTTGATCAATAACTGATTTCATATATTTTTTTCTACGATATCAATATTTATAATTAGTTATATAGGAGTTTTATATAAAATGAGGACAAAAAAATCAAAACTTTTTTTGTACGGAGGATGTGATTTACAAGATATTGCAACTAATGACCTTTTACAAAGAGATTTTGATGTTATAGACTACGCTATAGACAAGGACACAATAGATAACGGCGATTTAAATTTTAACAAACGTAGTTTTCCAGAAATGGGAACTAGCGTTATTTCTTTATATACCAAGCCTGGCCCTATCGCCCAACGAGTTTTAGAAACACTATCTACAGCAGGAAAACACGATACATTGATTAGTAGTCAGGTATATAATGAAATTGTAAAATTTCCATATTTGAATTTTTACAAAAAAAATGCAGGACCGCAGGACTATTTGTTAGTTGGGTTTAGTCCTGAAGTATACACAAAATGCTTGATAGCAAACGAATGTTTTAGTTGCTTACCTGCTATGAGGATTGTGGAAAATCCCAATAATTGTCTGCACTGGTTGTACAAAGAATATTTTGCCAAGGAAGATTTTTTATTACCGTTTGATACAAAAGAATCTTTGGAATGGTCATTTGATCTAATGGTAGATTTTGCTAGGAGTATTCATGAAATTTTTCAAGATAGAGTTATTTTAGTAAAAACTCATTTTTCTAATTTTGTAATTGAATCCAACCACAAAGTAAAAAGTATAAAAGTTGGACCTGAGCATTTAATGTACTACAGGCAAACAAAAATAATGACAGACCCAACGGATCATAAGTATGCTGAAAGATTATCTACAGTTATTATGAATAAATTTCAGCATCATTACAAAAGTAATTTAAATATAATCCAATTAAATGAACCTGTTTTTGTAGATGCAAGTCATAAATGGGGATATAGTCAATTCCATATCGATCTAAATTCTAGAAATAAAATAGCAAATCTAATTCATAAAGATATTACTGAAAAAATTTCAAATAGGGAAAATGTTTGTGACTGATAAAATTATTTTAAAAGATGGAAAAGAATTAATAGGAATAGCAAATATCGTTATCAGCGAGATTGAAGATAAAATTTTCATTAATAATTCTTCAACTATTGAAGGTAGTATAACAGGAGCTCTGGCCGTCTATAACAGTGATGGTTCTCCATTTTTGATTGGTTCGGGAGATCAATGTATCTGGGATCATGCGACTTCTACCTTAAAAATTTCAAAGATACAATCTGAAATTGTTTCGGCAAAAATTATTGATTCTGCAGAATCGATTGAATCAGTTTCGATCGAAACTGAAAATCTAAATTCCAAATACATTAAAAATAAAATTATTAATTCTGAATGTGCAATAATTTCCAATTATATTGAATCAGAAAAAATATCAGCTAAAAAATGGATTGGTTTTAATTCTAAACAAGAACCAGGAACACACCCTTACAGATTGTCTTTAGAAATTAATAAGGCATCTAATAAGGAAAGATTGGTCATTGTTTCTTCTACTAGTACTACAAATAAAATAATAAAATTAATAGCTTTTGAGGATAGTAGAGTCTATTTAAGTGGAGTCACTAACATACAAAGCACGACGATTGAATCTTCTATAGGAATGAAAGGTGATATAGAAGGTGATATCTCATTAGATAAAAATTTTATTTACTATTGTGTTAAAAATTTTGACGGAGTGACTAAAATTTGGAAAAGATGTCCTTTAACTGACTGGGAATAATTATGGATTATATTGGATTAAGTTGTGGATTTCACGATGCTGCATTGACTGTTATCAACAAACAGGGAAATATTCTGTTTGCTGGTCATAGTGAAAGATACAGCAAAAACAAACATGACCAAGATCTCTGCAAATCAATTATTGATGATGCTGTTGGCTATGTATCTTCTGATTATGAACTGCATTACTACGAAAGACCTTTATTAAAGTATCTAAGACAATTGATTGCAGGACAAAAACCCGACATTAGCAATGTCAAGATCAAACACATAATCAAACAACAAAATGTAGACTTGTTGGGCAATAAAAAGATACACACACATAATCATCACCTAAGTCATGCGGCTGCCGGGTTTCAGACCAGTCCATTTAACGTTGCAACAGTTGTTGTTATAGATGCAATTGGGGAATTTGACACCATGACCATTTGGCATGCTGAATATAAAAACAACAGAGCCACTTACAAAAAACTATGGTCCCAGCGATATCCTAACAGTATTGGATTATTTTACAGTGCAATGACTAATCGAGTAGGACTACGACCACTCGATGAAGAATATATATTAATGGGCATGGCAGCCTATGGATCTAATAGTATCAATTTGCGAGATTACCTAATTGATGATCTAGATCGTTTAACTTTTAAGTACAACCTACACAAAGGTATAGATCCTTTTTTTGAACAGTCAGCTAATCATTATGACATTGCTACCAGCAGTCAGATTTTGGTTGAGGAATTGATCACTACAGTGATTAAAAAAGCACGACAACTGGGCTCCAGTGACAATTTAGTCTACGGCGGGGGAGTGGCTCTTAACTGTAGTGCCAATAGACTGTTAGGCCACTACTACAGTAACATTTGGATAATGCCCAATCCGGGAGATGCTGGCAGCAGTTTGGGTGCCGCAGCTTTAGGTTATGGAAAAAAATTAAATTGGACCACAGCTTATCTTGGGCATGACATTGCTGGACCATATCCTGTTGATCAATTAATTAACGAATTGCTAGCTAATAAAATTGTAGGAGTTGCTAATGGACGAGCAGAGTTTGGCCCAAGAGCACTAGGTAATCGAAGCCTACTGGCAGATCCCCGAGGCAATGAAATAAAGGACAAGGTCAATGAAATTAAACGTCGTCAGAAGTTTCGACCCTTTGCACCTGTTATTTTAGAAGAACTAGCCGATGAATACTTTAGTATGCCTTTAAACTGGACCACCAGCAGGTATATGCAGGTAGTTGCTGGTTGTAAACGTGCTGATCTGTTTCCTGCCATTGTACATGCTGACGGAACCAGTCGAGTACAGACTGTGCCTAAAGACGGGTCAGGTATCAGACAACTACTCGAACAATGGTATTCTAAGACTGGCTGCCCTATGTTGTTAAATACCAGTCTCAACATACGTGGAGAGCCTATGGTTAATGATAGGAACGATGCAGATCGTTTTGAAAATCTGTACAAGGTAAAAGTTTACTCATAAGTTTACTCCAAACTGCTTGATTTTTGTTATCTTTGACCGTACAATCATTGATTGTTGATAAATTAACTTACCCTTACAAAAAAGGAGGTCATTATGACTGAAACCGTAATAGGCGGGGAAAAGGAAAATAATGAGGTCGCTATTGGTCTTATTAACATTGTTGCAGCATTATTAATGCTGCTGGCATTACTAGGATCAGTAAAATTGCTCAATTGGGCGATCAATAACAAACTGTCCGCAACCGAAGAAGTAGTGGGATCTAATATTACTGTACAGATTAGAGAACAACAATTAGGCTGTTTGGCCAAAAACATCTATCATGAAGCAGCCAATGAGCCGTTTGAAGGCAAGGTAGCAGTAGCACAGGTTACACTCAACAGGGCGGCCAGTGGCCAGTTCCCAGATGATGTCTGCAAAGTGATCTATCAAAAGAATAAATTCTATGAAAAAGTCATTTGTCAGTTCAGTTGGTACTGTGATAGAACAGTTAAGTTTCGTCCGGTCAATCAAGCGGCCTACGATGAGAGCATGGCCGTGGCCAAAAAAGTTCTATTGGAAGGTTTTAGATTACCCGGTCTAAAGAACGCACTATATTATCACGCCTCATATATCGATCCCAAATGGAATCGCAAGCGAGTTGCTAAAATTGGCCAACATATTTTTTACGAGTGAGAAATCAAAATGATGCCCGTTATTGCCTATATCCAAAATTTACCTATCGCAATTTATCAGTTCCTCAGAGAACATCTGGGTCGTATCAGTGCCCACACACTGGGCTGGATTACCATTATTCTACTGCACTTTGCCAGCATTCCTACGCTGTTATCAGTGCTGTTAGGCCAAACTGATAAACTACCTCCTGTGGATCTTATGATCTTTGTGTGGAGTGCCCTAATCACTCTGTTCTTCAAGAGCCTGATTGATCGTAACTTTATCTATATTGCGACCATCTGTATGGGATTTGCGGCACAGACTGTGATCATGAGTCTCATCTTGTTTAAATAAATAACAGATGCGAGCCGAAGAATTTATTACAGAGAAGAACATAGCACATCCTACCAAAAGTCAATGTGCTATCAAACGACTGAGCGCCGTTAGATACGCTCAGTGCGTCAGTCTAGGACTGAGAGCACATGACAGTGATCATACAGACGGAACAGGTACACAAGGAAGAAAAGGCACCGGTGTAAGACTCAAAGGTAAAAAGGCCAAGAGTGAGATTCACGGCGGTCCGGTTAAGGACTACGACGGCAAAGACTAAAAGTCCTGGAGCCTTCCTACTAACAACTGTAGGACTTCTTCGTGATCCAATTTGCTTAACATTGGTCCTAGATCGTATATTTGATCCAATCCTTCGTCAAGATGGGTTAGTCCCAAGAACTCTAACATTTCTCTGTAGCTGATAGGCTCATTACGCATTTGACTGACCCAGATACAGGTAATAAAGCCGCAGATCATAACACTACGATCGTCAGTGATTCCCCGCTCCTCGCACCAAGCTACTGCACAGTTTAGGTAGTAATTGATATCTTCCAATCGATGTTCTAATTGGGTAATCCAATCTTGAGTGTTTTCTCTTAACCAGGGTTTGGTCATATGCTGAAACTCTCGCCACATCCGCAACGGCTCTTCTCATTGGGATTGGAAAACTCAAATCCTGAATTAAGGCCTTTTGTAACCCAATCCATTTCTACCCCTTTTAGATATATACTGTGTTTTGGATCCACATAGACATAGACACCATTGGATTCGTATATGGCCAGTGTTTCATCGATACGATCTATAAATTCTAATGTATAACTCATACCTGAGCAGCCTGTGGTTCTAACACCTAGCTTGATGCCTAGGCCTTTTCCTCTATGCAACAGTTGTTCTTTGACTCTATTTGCTGCTGATTCAGTTAGTGTCAGCATGTTTCTCTTGATAATCGGCAATAGCCGCTTTGATAGCATCTTCGGCCAGTATACTGCAATGTATTTTCACTGGCGGCAAAGCTAATTCTTGAGCAATGTCTGTATTGCGAATGGCACTGGCCTGATCTAATGTTCGGCCCTTGACCCATTCTGTAACCAGACTACTGCTGGCAATGGCTGATCCACATCCATATGTTTTGAATTTGGCATCTGTAATAATGCCATTCTCTACACGAATCTGCAGTTTCATCAGGTCCCCGCACGCCGGAGCCCCCACTAATCCTGTACCTACATTTTCTTCGTCTTTGGAAAAACTTCCTACATTTCTAGGATTTTCATAATGATCCAACACTTTTGCACTATACATAACTACCCCCTGTAATAGACCATCTTGGCGTGCCCGCTTGTTAAATAAACCCTTATTGCCTAATCAATACTTCTTGGCTTACACCATTGACAATCATAACCTGTCGAGTATAAGCGACTCCGTCGATGACCACGGTAGGATATTGAATATAAGCCGGAGCCTGCTGTACATATACAGGATTAGGTTGAATGTATACTGGTGCTGGTTGTGCCACAACAGTAGCAGGTCTAGTAAGACCGTAAGCTATCGCTCCGCCAATAATAGCAGGTGCGACCCAGTTCCAATCTCCTCGATGAGCATGGTGATGATCAAAATGTCGCATGCCATGATGATGTTGGGCTAAGGCAGGTGTAATCAATCCTGCTGCTAACGCAATTGCAGTTAATGTGTGTTTCATAATTCACTCCTTTTGAGTAAAAATTGTGCGGACATGGTATTTATAGCGATAAATAATTATATGATAACAATCAGTGAAAGTGCAAGAGCTAAAATTACCGATTTACTTGCAGAAGAAAATAATCCTAATCTCAAACTGCGTACCTTTGTTCAAGGTGGGGGATGTTCAGGTTTCAGTTATGGATTTACCTTTGACCTAGAACAAAATGAAGATGATTTTGAAGTCCCACTAGGTGATTGGAAAGTGCTAGTGGACGCAATGAGTATGCAGTATCTGCAGGGTGCCGAAATAGACTACAAAGATGAGCTACAGGGATCCAGTTTTGTCATACGCAATCCCAATGCTGAAACCACCTGCGGTTGCGGCAGTAGTTTTTCAATCTAATTTATGGTTGACAGGGTAGAGGTTTTATCATACAATGTCTGTATCTTAACACTTAGACACAGAGATTTATGAGTACTTGTTTTCGCACTATTCGAGATCTAGAAGTCCACGCTAGCCGAATTAACAAAGAACAGATCCTAGAGGCCGAAGCCGTAAGAGACAATACCGAATTGTTTGATGGCATGAGAATGGCACTAAACCCGTTGATCACTTTTGGCGTAAAACAGGTTCCTGTTAAAAAAGACACAGATCCACAAACCAGTCCAACTGGATTGCATTGGGATGCCTTTGCCCTACAGGTACAAGCTCTAATCGATCGTAGGGCAACTGGTCACGCTGCTCGTGATTTAGTCGAGCATCTTATGTTCTGTGCTACGGTCGATCAATGGAATGGATGGTATCGTCGTATCTTGATCAAAGATCTACGTTGTGGAGTCAGTGAAAAGACCATTAACAAGGTACTCAAAGTATTTCCTGGTATCGCCCCGGTCCCAGTGTTTGAGTGCATGTTGGCACATGATGGAGCCAATCATGAAAAGAAAATTGTGGGCCGTAAATTGCTTGAACCCAAATTGGATGGAGTTCGTTGTCTTACTGTGGTGAATCGAGAGAATCGAACGGTAACTCAATTTACCAGAAACGGCAAAGAACTGACCAATTTTACACACATTACACAGTCTATTTTGGACAATATTGATCTAATTGATCGTAGTTATGTGCTGGATGGAGAAGTAGTCAGTACCAGCTTTCAGGCCCTGATGAAGCAGGTGCATCGCAAAGATGATGTACAGGCTCAAGATGCTCGACTGATGTTGTTTGACATTGTGCCGTTGAGTGAATTTGTCAAGGGCACCAGTATCTTGGGACAGCGTCGTCGCAGTAATCTACTGCGAGCCATGAAGGCCATCTTTGACAAGATTGGCAGCATTGACATTATTCCCCAAAAGGAAGTAGATTTAGATAGCCTGGTAGGTGAACTTGAATACAAGCAGTATAACAAAGATGCTGTAGATCAAGGCTACGAAGGCATTATGATCAAAGACATTGATACTGTCTATGAATGCAAACGCAGCCACAGTTGGCTCAAACAGAAACCTTATATTGAAGTCAGCCTGGAGATTACAGATGTTGAAGAGGGCACTGGAAGAAATGCAGGACGTCTGGGAGCATTGGTTTGCTCAGGTGTGGATGATGGGCGACTAATACAGGTCAATGTGGGTAGTGGTTTTAGCGACAGTGATAGAACTGAGTTTTGGAGCGGGCGTGATAGCCTTGCTGGTCAGGTTGTGGAAGTAAGAGCAGACGCCGTTACACAAAATCAAGACGGCTCATATAGTCTTCGATTCCCTCGATTCTTAAAGTTTCGCGGATTTCGAGTAGGTGAAAAAATTTAAAGGAGATCTAACACCAGTGAGTAAAGAAGATGTAATTGCCATGGAAGGTACCGTTAATGAGGTCCTTCCTAATGCCATGTTTCGTGTACAGTTAGAAAATGGTCCTATTGTATTAGGGCACATCAGCGGTAAAATGCGACAGCATAAAATACAGATCCTTACCGGGGATCGAGTTAGGGTAGAAATGAGCCCTTATGATGTTTCCAAAGCCAGAATTGTCTACCGCGAAAAGTAATTAAATGTAATCAGCCCAACTGGGATGTTGTAGGTCCCAACTGATCTTTTTACGCTTTTCCACCAGTTCATAATAAGCAGGTTTGTAAGGCTTGACTTTTGGAACAATCTTCTTGTTGCTGCCTTTATTGGAGTTGCAAGTCGAACAGGCACAAACACAATTTTCAAAGGTACTCTTGCCGCCGTGACTGACCGGTAATACATGATCCAGTGTGGCGTATCGTTTTTGAATATCTATACCGCAATATTGGCAACAGTATTGATCGCGTAGAAATACATTCTGTTTGCTGAAACGCACAGCAGTTTTCTTCTTTTGATATTCTCGCAACATCATCACAGCGGGTACACGAGTACTCCAGTTCACACTGCGTACAATCCAGTCGTCATACCATTCTAGCACGGTAGCTTTGTCTGAAACCAGATATTTGATGCTTTCTTCCCAGGTAATGGTGCTCAAGGGCAGCATACTGATGGGAACAGCGTCGGCGTTGAGTATAAGTGTGGCCATCGCGATTATTTATAGTGCTTGATATTACAGAAATATGTTAGCACCTTTTACCTTTAAGAGCAACTAAATAAGCAAAGAACCAGTACATTTGGAATCAATATGGCCATTCAATATATTAACACAGGATCTAGTGCCAATGCAGGCGACGGCGACAGTCTACGATCTGCTTTTATCAAAGTAAATGAAAATTTCAGACAAATTTCTGCCTCAATAATCACTAGTTCAACGCCCTACTATAACATTCTTCCTGCCGTTACCGCAGTTTATAATTTAGGTTCGGCTAATTTTAATTGGCAAAATATCTATGTAAGCTCAAGCATTTATTTGGCTTCTAAAAGACTGTATGTCGGTACTGGTAGTCGTTTGGTTTTCAATGGACAAGTAGTTGGATCGACCTATGTGGGACCCACTCCTCCAACGGATGCAACCACAGGTACAACCTGGTATGACAGTAATCTAGGTCAAATGTATATCTATTACGATAATTTCTGGGTAGATATACATCCAACTGGTGGCAGCGGTGGATCTGGTAGCAATAATCTTATATCAGTGGAAAGTGACATCTTACCCAGAACAGACCTTACCTATAATTTAGGCAGTCCATTAAAACAATGGCGTAGTCTTTATGTAGGTACCTCGACGATTTATATAGGTGGTAATGCAGTAAGTATTAATACTGCCAGTAACTTAACCATTAATGGAAGCACAGTTATTGGACCTTTAGGCCCACAAGGCCCGTTGGGTCCACAAGGACCACAAGGACCAACTGGATCAACAGGTACTACAGGTGGATTGACTATAGCAGTTACTAATTTTGGCAATGCAGATTGGTTAATATCAGGAGCGAACGATCCTGCAGTTACTCTAGTAAAAGGGTTTACCTATTATTTTAATGTCAATGCCCCTGGACATAACTTTTGGATAAAGACTGCCCCGACCGTCGGTATCACTAATGCTTATACATCAGGTGTTACAAATAACGGTGTAACTACGGGTACATTGACCTGGACAATACCGACTAATGTACCCAGCCCTTTATACTATGTGGATCAAACTTATGGTAGTATGCAGGGCGTTTTTAACTTTATTGATTTAGGACTTGGTCCAACTGGACCAACTGGACCAACTGGCCCGTCGGGACCAACTGGGCCTGGAGCAGATCAAGCATTGAACACTACCAGTACTGTTACCTTTAGTGGATTAACAGTTAATGGTACTGCAACATTTACCGATAACATTATTGAACTACATGCATCTACTAGCGGATCTTGGACATTTAACGATGGCAAAGACATTGGCATTAGAATGCACTATTACATTAATACAGGTACTAGTGCAGCTTTAGTACTAGCCAATGATTCACGTGCTTTAGAATGGTATAATACAGGTACAGAAGTTGGCGGAATATTTACAGGATCGTATGGTACATTTAAGACCGGAGCCATACAACTGGTCAACACCGCGACCACACTGAAATTCAGTGACAACAGTGTACAACTTACTGCTTGGAATACAGGGACATTAGTTGCTCAGGCAGTTACGGCCACGTATGCACAGTCATTTAATACAGCTACTTTAGTAACCAGTGCAGTTAATGCCACTACATCAAGTTGGGCTACTACCGCAACATATGCAGTTAATGCCACTACATCAAGTTGGGCTACTACCGCAACATTTGCAACCAGTGCTACATTTGCAACCAGTGCTACATTTGCAACCAGTGCTACATTTGCAACCAGTGCTACATTTGCAACCAGTGCTACATTTGCAACCAGTGCTACATTTGCAACCAGT